GATGCTTCTGTATTATCTAGATATAATAAAGGATTGACTGACAGAGTAATGCAAAAGAAAAAAGACATCAGTTCTACATCAGATCAGGATTCGGATAATAAAGCTTTAGAAGATGATAAAGGAGATGTAGTTGTTAAACTTTATATGGAGAGTTTAAAACAGGAGGCTACTGAGAAAAATAGTAGAATAAATTTTTTGAAAAAAACAATAAAAAATATTTATAATGGTAGAACTTCTGGGAAGTTAGATCAAAAATTAATAACTGACGACATTAATAAATGTGTAAACATATATTCGGATATTTTAAATAATATAAAAAGTAGAGACCCTAACACAGAATCCGCAGCAATTATACCATATACATTTAATATAGAGATGGATGGTTTATCCGGAATTAAATATGGTCAAATATTTAGTATAGAACCAACAAGATTACCTAAAAGTTATCTTAAATTGAGTGATAAAACTCAACCATTTGTTGGGTTTTTAGTTTATAATATAGATCATAAAATAGAAAATAATACTTGGGTTACAACCATAAAAGGTCAAGCGTCACCTATTAGAGGATTAAGAGTAAAAGATGATTAAGTTAAAAAATATATTATATGAAATTAAAACTTATCCTAAATTAAGGCTAAATTGGGATGATCCTACTATAGTATTGGGATGGCATCCTGGGTTAGGAAGGGGGGCCCCTATTTTTATGGTTAATATAGGTCGTTATATGGTAGATTATAATGTAATTCGTAGTGGTGAGAATATTATTATCCATAGATCTGGTAATGTAAAAGTCATAGAAAAACATAAAATGTATCCCCATGACGCAGATCATATTCAAAATTATCTAAAACCTTTATATGACGCCGGCAAATATAAAATAGTATAATATGGCTGTTTACTATCCCAAATCTAAGATTTTAGAAAATCAATTTACAAATGGTAATGATTTTGTATTAAAGGATAATAATCAAAAGTATATAGGTTATTATTATAGTTTATCAAATAACAAATACTATACTGGTAAAACTCCTGAAGCCAATAACCCTAAAGAACTAATCAGAGTAACCCCCAAAAAACCATCTATAAAAGATATTAATTTACCTGATGCATCATTTACTACAGAATTTAAAATTCCGGTTCCTTATTATCCGGTAGTATCTAAAAAAGATTATGATATAGGATTTTTTTCTAGATATTTTATGAGAAGAAGGAACTCAGATTTTACCTCAATAGTTGAAATTTCTCCTGGTGATTATAAAAAATATTTTACTACTAAGGTAGATGTTACTAATCTATACGTTGCAACTAAAATAAATTGGAAAATATCAGGACCTGAACATAATAATTTTTCTGATAAGAACTTTCCTAAAGCTGGGGTTATAGAAACTAATAAGAGATTAGTAGAATTAAAGGAAAAACTATTCCCTGGTATTTCATTATTTATTAAAGACTATAGCCTATACGCTAAGTTTAGCTAATAAATTTGGCTTCTTAAAAAAACTTCTTTATCTTATAGAGACTTTAAGAAAGGGTTATGTATTATATCATAGAATCTAAAAACCAATTAAATTATTTAACAGAAAACCCCAAAGAAAGTTGTTTTTTAAATTTGGTTCCTTTAAGCGATAATTTTCACCCGAAATTATCTTCTCCATGTTTGATGTATTTTAAACCTACGGGGGACAAGGCATATATATTATGTATTAACCACCCAGATAGTTTTAGTTTGGATTTTGAAGATATTATTGAACTTTTAAATAAGTATAAAACTATATATTGTTTAGATAAGAAATTTCATTTATATTTTTTACCTCATACTTTGAATTTAATAGATTTAAATTTTATTAAACTCAATAAAGATAATAACATTTTTGATTTATCACATGTTAATACAAAAGTACATTCTTATTTTAATAAAGAATTTAAAGAAAATTTTGAAGTAAATAAATTAATTCCTATACCAAAACATTTTGAAAAATATGAAAATATTTATGGGGTGATAAAAGATTTTATAGGCAATGAAATACCCACATATTATGATAATGAATATACGCAGGTTTTTTATGATCTGGAAAAAAATGGGATTAAAATTAATCCTGTTCAATTTTATAAGAATTTCGACCCAAATGTTGAGGAATATTCTGTAAAAGATGATATAATTTATACTAGTTATAATTTATATAATTTAACCACAAGACCGTCAAATGTGTTTAACAACATTAATTTTTCATCATTAACTAAGGACACAAGAATATCGTTTATTCCCCGCAATGACATGTTCATTGAATATGATTATGATGGTTATCATCCAAGATTAATAGGCGACACAGTTGGCTATAAATTTACCGACGAATCAGCCCATAAACAGCTAACTCAACTATATTTCCCGGAAATCGATATCTCCGGCATAAATAAAGAACTCGTTGATATCGCCAAGCATATAACATTTAAATTATTATATGGGAATGTATCAGATGAGTATTCTCATGTGGAATTTTTACAAAAAGTTAATACGTGGATAGATGTAGAATGGCAAAAATTTAATGAGTTAGGGTATTTTACATTAAAGGATGGTAGACGTATATATAATAAAAATATTCAAAATTTTCGCAAGAATAAGTTATTGAGTTGGTTTATTCAATCATATGAGACTTATAGAAACACAACAGTTTTAGTAAAATTGAATAATTTGTTGGCTACGACAAAATCAAAGTTAGTTTATAATATGTATGATTCTTTTTTAATAGATTTTGCCAAAAGTGATGGTAGAAATTTATTGAATAATATTAAAGAGACATTAGAAGTAGATGGATTCCCTGTCAAAATACATTATGGGAGTAATTACAAGGAATTGAGTATAATTTAGAATTTAGCGATATTTATATGGAGGTAAACGAATTTGATTTGAATAAGCTTTTTTGTACGTTTTGTCGTTCCACCTCTCTGGATGAAACTTTAGGTTCTATACGAAGTAATTACGATATTTTATATAATAAGATATTTGTTTTATATTCCAAAAGTAATGACGAGTATATATGCACGTATAATGTAGACCCATTTAATACGAGTGGGGAACTTCTCGAAAATACAATATTAGCACATAGAAAAAAAGAATATAATACTTTATACACTATTAATGCTCTAAACAGTCTTATAGTTAAGTTAAATGGTGGAATTTTAGACACCAGATACAAAATAGAATGGTCCGATTACAGAAACTCAATCCTTCTAACTAAAAACAATGAATTTAAACAGTTAGATACTAAAATTCATAAAATAATTTTTCTAGAAGAAGGTTTGGAAAATTAAAATTTTTTTATTATATTATTTATAGAATTAGCAAGAAACAGCAATTATACATTGCATTAAATTAGCACTAAATTAAATCAAACAAACAATTATGGACATTAATGAAATCAAAAACCGTCTAGAGGCCTTTAAATCAAAGGACACAAAGTACGAAAAAGTAGACAGAACTAAAACGTTTTGGAAAGCACCAGTAGGGAAACAAACAATTAGAGTAGTACCTTCAATATTTAATAAATCAAACCCATTTAGAGAAATATTTGTGCATTATGGAGTTGGAAAGTTTCCAATGTTAGCTCTAACAAATTATGGAGAAAAAGACCCAATTGTAGAATTTGCAAATGTTTTAAAAAACTCGGGTGATAAAGAAAGTTGGAAAGCTGGAAAAAAATTAGAACCTAAAATGAGAGTATTTGTCCCTGTTATAGTTAGAGGAGAGGAAGAAATGGGAACTCGTTTATGGGAAATTGGAAAAGCTCTTTATATGGAATTTTTGAGCATGGCCGAGGATGATGATATTGGGGATTACACAAGTGTATCTAATGGAAGAGATTTCCAAATTGACACTGTAGGTAAAGAAGTAACAGGTAACTATAATAAATCTTCTATCAGACCTAAAACTAAAGAAACTTCTATTACCGAAGACTCAGCATTGTTAAAAACAATCTTAGAAGATCAACCAGACATACTAACAGTGTATCCAAAAAAGACTTATGATGAAATGAAGGAACTTTTGGAACAATATTTAACTTCAAATAATTCTGAAGAGTCTGAAGAGTCTGAAGATACTGAAGAACCAATAGTTGAAAAGAAATCAAGTACTGATAAATTTGATGTTCTCTTCAATAAAATAAAATCGTAAATAATATGGGAAGACCAAAAAGGGACAGTGGTGTTTTAAACACCGCTGTTTCTGATACTATCAAAGGAACTTTTGACCTTCAAAAATTCAAAAAATCAAAAAATTTAATAAATAATAGTAAATACAAAGATCAAACTTGGATACCGGTTTCACCAGCATTTCAACAAATAATATCTTTACCAGGAATACCTGAAGGCCATATTACATTATTACGAGGCCATAGCGACACCGGAAAGACTATGGCTATGTTAGAAATAGCTATTAACGCTCAAAAGAAAGGTATACTCCCGGTTTTTATAATTACTGAGATGAAGTGGAGTTGGGAACATGCTAGGACTATGGGTCTAGAATTCAATGAATCAAAAGATGAAAATGGAAATGCAGATTATGATGGTTTTTTTATCTATATAGATAGAAGTTCATTAGAAACGGTAGAAGATGTATCTGGATTCATAAGTGATTTATTAGATGAACAGAAAAAAGGAAACCTTCCTCACAATTTATGTTTTTTGTGGGATTCAATAGGATCTATTCCATGTAGAATGAGTGTAGAATCGAAGAAAAACTCAAATGAGTGGAATGCAGGGGCTATGAGTACGCAATTTGGTAATTTTATAAACCAACAAATTGTGTTATCCAGAAAAGTATCTCAACCTTACACTAATACATTAGTAGCAGTAAACAAAATTTGGGTAGATAAACCTATGTTACCGATGGAACAACCTAAAATGAAGAATAAAGGGGGAAATGCAATGTTTTCAGATTCTACATTAATTATTACTTTCGGAAATATAACAAATTCTGGGGTATCTAAAATTAAAGCTACTAAAGATGGTAAGAATGTTGAATTTGCTAAACGAACCAAGGTATCATGTGATAAAAATCATATAATTGGAATTCACCTTACTAAAGGAGTTGTTATAACAACAATTCATGGATTTATTTTAGAGGAAGAGATACCTGATTATAAAAAAGAGCATGCCCATGAATGGGCTGCCCTTTTAGGTGGAACAGACTTCACAATAGTAGAGGAAGAAGAAATGCAGAAGAATATAAGAGATATACTACCAGAGTTTATTCCAAATAATGATGAGAAATGATTGGGCTAAAATTTTAGAAAATTTAAAACCTGGAGAAGAGGAAATATTAGAACCCAACAGTAAAATCTTGATAGTAGACTCGCTAAACACCTTTATGAGGTGCTTTGCTGTGATAAACCATCTTAACCCCTCTGGTGACCATATCGGGGGGTTAACTGGTTTTCTTAAATCAGTGGCCTATGCTATAAGATTAACCAAACCCACTAAAGTAGTTTTAGTATTCGATGGGCAAGGTAGTAATACCAACAAGAGATATCTTTATCCGGAATATAAAGCTAATAGAAATATTCAACCTATTAAAAGTTGGGGTTTTGATAGCAAGGATGAGGAAGAGGAATCAATGGTTACACAATTAACTAGATTAATAGATTATTTAAATAATTTACCTGTTCATTTATTATGTATAGATAAGATAGAGGCTGATGATGTGATAGGATATTTAAGTACTTCGTTCGAAAATGAGGTAGTAATAATGTCTAGTGATAGAGATTTTCTTCAACTAATATCTGATAAGGTTACAGTTTATAGTCCTACGAAGAAAAAGTTTTATAAGTCTGAAGACTTAAAAAACGAATATGGTGTTTGGCCTAATAATTATTTAATATATAAATCGTTGTTGGGTGATAAAAATGATAACGTTCCTAATGTAAAGTCATTAGGTAAAGGAAAAATATACAAATATTTCCCAGAATTAGGTGATAAAGAAGATATTAGTATAGATGATATTCTTAGAATTAGCGAAGAAAAAAAAGATAATAAAAAACCTATATATGAAAGAATAGTAAACTTTAAACAACAACTAAAAATAAATGAACAGTTAATGGATTTAATTAATCCTAATATTCCTGGGGGGGATATACAAACAATCGAAAAGGTTATTTTTAACTCAAACAAAACTTTCAACAGAAATGAATTTATAAAATTATACAATGAAGATAAATTAGGAGAAGCCATTCCTAAATTAGATTTTTGGCTAGATGACACTTTCAGATATTTAACAGCTTTTTAAAAATAAATTATGATGCCTTTAGGTAAATTATCTTCATATGGTGTGGGATTTCAAATTAAAGTTATATCTTCTTTATTAACAAATAAGGAACTATTGGTTAATCTTAGGGATAGTATAGATCCTGAGGATTTTGACGATGAAGCACACAAATTTATTGTAGAATTTATATTAAAATACTACGACAAATATCATACTATACCAACTATAGAAATATTATCTATAGAAATTAAAAAAATTAAAAATGAAATCCTCAAAATATCAATAACTGAACAGTTAAGAGAGGCTTATAAAGCAAGCGAGGAAGATTTACAATATATTTCTGAAGAATTTTCAAATTTTTGTACTAACCAACAAATAAAACAGGCTCTTTTATCTGCTGTTGATCTCTTAAATTTGGGGGATTATGATGGTATAAAGAAAATAATGAATAGTGCTCTAAAATCTGGGGAGGATAAAAATGTAGGTCATGTATATGAAAAAGATATAGAAACTCGTTATAGAGAGGCAGATAGACATCCTATTCCGTTTCCTTGGAAAGCTTTTAATGATATAACTCAAGAGGGATATGGTCGTGGAGAACTAATATTATTATTTGGTAATCCTAAAGGAGGTAAATCGTGGGTCGCAATTGCAATGGCCGCATACGCTGCTTCATTAGGTTATAACATAACTTATTATACATTAGAGTTAAGTGATGTTTATGTAGCCAAAAGATTTGATGCTGTATTGACTAATATAGCTGTTGAAGTTTTAAAAAATAATAGAGATAAAATAGAAAAAGTAGTATCTGAATTAAAAGGTAGAATTAGAATAAAAGAATTCGCAGCTAAAAGAGCATCATTAAATAATATAGAAGACCATTTAAATCAATTGGAACATCAAGAAGGATTTAAAACCGATGCTATTTTTATAGATTATTTAGATTTATTAAAAAACAGAATTGCTTCTAGAAAAGAAATAAGAGATGACCTAGATGATGTATATACGGATGCTCGAGGGTTAGCTAGAGAAAAACAAGTACCTTTAATTTCACCTTCTCAAGTTAATAGAGCCGGAGCTCAAGATAATATTATTGAATCTGATAAAATAGCCGGAAGTTATGGAAAAATAATGATAGGAGATTTTGTTGTTTCACTTTCGCGGAAGAAAAAAGATAAAATGGCGGGAACTGGAAGATTCCATATAATGGGGAGTAGAATTGGCCCAGATGGAATAAGTTTTAATGCTGAAATGAATACAGCTACGGGGAGGATAATTATAAATGAAGAACCAATTCCGGATGTTGATGATGAGGATCAAAGTAATAAATATAATAAAAATAAAA